CCCAATTCTCGCCAAAATTGAATTTGGTTTCGTTCTAAAGAAAATGCTTCTTCCTCAGATAAACCGGATGCAACAATTTTAACTTCAAATGCAGAACCAATGCGGTTCAATTTAGAAACAATTGCCTGATGATGCTTATTCCTATTTTTCATAGAAAAAGCACGGTTACCATGACCTTTACCAACGTAAAAACATTCGTCTCTATCCAGACGCCAATGTTCATATACGTAGTAATTATTGCTCGTGGTCATAACGACTCCTAATTAGAAGTTCGTGTTAGTAGCATCAGCAATAAGATAACCACCTGCGAAGATTGAACCAACAAATGGGCCGCCTGTATTGGACTTCATTTGGAATTGGATATCCGTTCCGCCGGGGTGGCCCACAGGGACCGTGTATGGAATGTTAAAGATTTGCACGAATGGCGACTGCGACAGCAATGTCGTGTTGCCGTTCACGGTGTAGTTGTAACCGTTTTCTTGAATTGTGTTGGCAAGGTTGAATTTATTATATTCAGCAAAAATCATGTAGTTGCTGGACGTAAATCCGATACTTGCGTTGCCCTGAACATATGACAGATAAAACGTATAACCTTTTGGCACGGTGTAAAGCGACATCTGCGTCTGACCAACACCTGCGTTGATCTGGGCATAAAGAACAGTAGCAATCTTTCCCGTAATAATACCCGCATTAACGCCATTCGTTATAAACATGCCATTAATGCGAAAAAACGAATTGGTTGTCGTTGCCGTTCCTGAACCGTTTAACGTGACGGATTCAGAAAGCAGATTGTAGTTTGCATCCAAACCGTTGACTTGAACAATCAAACCAGCATCAGTTGCGCCAGATGCGCTGAGAAGAACAACAACACCAGCCGTCCCCGGATAGGCATATGCGCCTCCAGATTGCGTTAAACCTTCCCACAATGGGCCAAGAGCAGTACCCGCAACCTGTGTGCTGTAACCAAAAATTTCTACGGGCTGGTGGTTGGTAATTAATCCACGGCCTACCTGTAATTCAAACGGCTCATGCTTGCCGTTCTTGGTAATTGAATCCCAGATAACGCCGGATTGAGAAAACGTACCCATAATTATTTGCCCTTCTTACGCGCCGCAGCAGCATTATCTACCAGATTTGGGTAGGGACGGCCAGCGGCTCTTGCCCTAGCCTTAGCACTTTGTTGCTGCTTGTGCGTCAAATGCGAGGTGTGATGATCTTTGGGCAGTTTAGTTTCCCAAAATGGCTTATCAGACATTAGCAACCCCACTTACGGAGTGATTTATTAATGCGGCTATCTGGGTCAGCCGCTTTAGCTGAGCCAGTCATTTTCCGCTTCATCCCGGTCATACGGGAGCAAAAATTGTCGTGACGAGGATTTTCTTTATCCTTCGTTGGCGCCTTGAGATTATGACCCTCCGCACGAGCAGAAGCGCGTCCCTTGGCGTTTAACCCGCCGGACGGTGATTTGCCTTCAGAACGTGTCCATGCTGCGGTCATATGGCACCCATGAGAAAGTGAGGGGGCTTTTTACACCCCCTCGCTTATATTAATCGTGTTCAGGCTCGTAAGACTTGTGAGCCTTTGGCTCCATGCCTTTAGCAGCCGTGGAAAGTGGGTGCATGTTTGCACCAATCTCGCCACCATGTTTGCGGGCCTTACGATCTGCACGATGCTTAGCATGTTCGCCATGCATTGCATGCTCTGGGTGAACGTGACCACCACGCTTGCGCTTTGCGCGATGCTCAGCCTTAGGATGCTCGTGATGATGCTCCTTGTGCTTTGCATTGTGATGGGCAACATGGCCACCATGCTTGCGCTTGGTGCGACCGCCATGCTTGCGTTCTTGTGCTTCGTGTTCAGTTGGCGAATTCGCGCCAGCGTACACGTCTTTCACAGCAGCATCAGCGTACTTCTCGCCGTGCGTACCGTCTTCTGACTTATGGACCTTCTTCATGGCCTATTCCCTTAGAAGTTGTAGTACTGGGTAAGACCAAACAAGCCAGTTGCAGACTGGACATTGTAGGCCTGAGGTATCTGGCGGAACACATACTTGTTCGTGCCAGTAGACGGCGTGAGATTGACACCCGACGCATTCGCAAGGTCAATCGTGCCACGGACATCGCCCGTTGTGGCGGACGGTGTAGTACGGTCAGCAGGTAAGAACCCGTTTGCAGCAAAGCCCGTGTTAACCGCTGGTGCAGTCTGAGAGTTACCAGAGTTAACAACAACTTCTGCTGAGGTATCTGAACGGATTGGCAAGCCAACAATTGCAGTCGTACCAACAGAGTAAGCGTGGGTCGTATCAGCCGTGCCGCCGGAAAGCACCACAGACTTGATATACTTAAACGCCTTCTTGCCGTTTACTGCGTTACCCGCTGAAATCGTGATGGCTTCAGACATTGGATATCCGTAGACATCGTAGCCGTTAACCGTCGCGGTTGCATAAGTGGCGCTGGCTGCTGCAGTAACGCTTACTGCACGACCAACCATTGCCATTGGGTTCCAAAGCCAAATTGATGGCGTCTGGATGTTTGTTGGGATTGCGCAAGATTGCACGTTTGGATAGGCCAAAGTAACCGTACCAGACGTGAATGTTACGTTCTGACTTAGCTGATAAGTACCAGTCTGTCCGTTACCAACCGTTGATGAAGTTCCTGTCGTCGTAATCTGAGAACCGATATAAACGCCAGAAGTTGCACCAAGGGTTCCGCCTGTCACCGTCGTAGAAGAGGACAGAAGAACCATTCCCGGACCAATTGGCATGCCACTGTTTGCCGTAACAGTCAGGATACCGTTCGTTGCTGAAGCGGTAACTGAAGCATAGGCATCAAGTGCCAAAACCGTGTCCGTGGCGCCCGTATCTGACCGGGTAAAGTTGGACGAATAGTAGACGCCAGTAGTAGCGGAGTTAGTCGTAACAAGCGAAAGAGTCGCGCTTGTGGGGTTTGCAGAGGCAACAATTGCTGCCGCTGCGTTTGTGTATGGGACACCCGTGAACGAAACAATGTCACTAAAGCCATACCAGCCAAAGTCTTGAGCGGACTGCGCTTCACCCGGAAGGTAGGTGAAGGGAAGACGCGGATCAAGGATGCCGCCCCCCGCATAAAATAGCGAGGAGCCTAGGTCAGGGTTATAGTCCGATGGTTGCGATGGGTTTTGCCCAAATACAATCAGTGGACCGGAGAATGCTGTATCAGCCATAGTGCCTTCTCCTTACGAGGTTGGGAACGAGCCGTAGATCGCGCGCCAGTTGTAGTAACCAAACGAGTAACGCTCATAGCCCTTCACAAGCAAGTTGTCAGTCACGAAATCGACTTGCATGTCTGTTTCGAACTTAATGCGTTCCATATACGCCAAGCCATCAATGTTGGTGAGGAGGAACCAAGCGTAAGCTGAGGTCAAGAAGTCGTTGACCATATAGCCTTCGCTAAGACCACCTGCCGTCATCATGATCGCGTTCACGTCGTTGTCCGCAGTACCCGGACGCAATTCAGTCTTCGTGAGACGGATTGCAACTGGTTCCAACTGTGGAGGAACAATTAGTTTGCGGCCACGGGCAAAGATTTTCAAGCCAGCCTGATCTTTGAAGTTCGTGCGGACTGCAATCATTGCATTCAGCAAGGTGGCTTCGTTCAAGTCAACCTGAGTCGTTGGCGTGTTAGCAACCGTACCACCGTCAATAGGATGCGCCGTGGAGCAGAGTGCTACACCGTCACCGCCAACTGCTGCGTTGTACGTCGTTGCCGTATTGAGGATATTCGCGCCATAAATTTCCTTAGTCTGCTGGAAAGATTCCACGAGGCCAAGGTTGGATGGCATGAACTGGGTCTTGTAGAGGTTATCGTCAATCGCCTTGCGGGTGATTGCGTAACCCAGAGCAATTTCCGTATGCTCTTGGTTCCAGACGAAGCGTTCGCCAGCGTTAGAATCAAAAGCGGTCTGGCCGCCTTCAGTCTTAAGCTGTGCGAGGCCAAGGTAACGCATTTCTGCCGTGCGTTCCAAAGCCATTTTGGATTCATGCTTCGTGAAGATTTTGTCGTACTGAGATGAAATCATCTCGTACTTGCCTTCTACCCCGCGTAGGCCGGGAAGGAGAAGGTCACGGATCTGTGAGAGATTAACAGCCATAGTACCTTACTCCTTAGCTGATGCCAGTTGGGCCAGCGCCGTTGCTGCGTAGCCATTCGTTGTTGAAGCCAACAATGACGTTGCAGTACTGCGAGGTTGGATCGCCGCCGTTTTGAACACCAACTTGGTAATCAATGACGACGAATGGGAAGGTTGCAGTCGTCGCAAGCGACGAAAGATATGCACCGGAACGACCCGTTGACGTGTTGCCCGTACCAATGGAGAACTGGGCATATTGGCCCTGAACGCCAGAAGTCTGCGTGGAAAGCGTACCCGTGATTGGGAACGACGACGTGCTGGTCTGGACGATGAAACGAGCGTTTGGATCATCAATGACGTAAGCTTCTACGTCGCCAGTTGCACCGGAGCCGGGCCAATAGCTGGACCAGACCGTGCGGCCAAGAGATGTGTTGAGGTATTTGCAACCAACAAAAATACCCGCGAGGGTCGTTGAGCCGGGCGAAGCCTGAACAATGTAACCGTTGGCGCTGCTTACCGCTGGCATTACTGGATCGCCAGTGTAGATAGCACCTGAACTCGACGCAATACGGCGTACGGATTGAGCGAACGTAGGCGCACCACCCGCACCACCCTGATACTGCGTAAAGCCAAAATACGCTTGCGTATTAGCCATAGCAATTTTTCCTGAGTGATGAGGTTACTATGCGCCAAGCACTGCTAACCCCGACAAGATAACCCGCCTCCCACAGGGCAGGTTAGAGGCCGTCCTTATTCATTAGGAACAGGCATAGCCTCGTATGATTTCTTAACCTGTGGACGGACGCGAGCATCCTCGCGGGTCATTGTGCCATCAGGTGTGGTGCTAAGCTGTTGTTCCTTAGAACGGACTTGGTTCCTAGCACGACGCAATTCTATAGCTTTTGCTTCATCTGTCAACTCTTTAGGACGCTCCATCAAAATCATGCCGTCACGCTCAATCGTGGCGTAGTTACCAGTTGGCATCATTGCCTTGTGGCGGGCATCACGATTTGCAGGAACTGGCGTCCAACCAGCGTCTGCCAAGCGGATTTGATACGACGGGTCTTCCTGATTATAAATGGTTTTGCGCTTCCATTCATATGACCAGCCCTCTGGGACAATGTATGGATCAATGAAATACTGATCCGTGTTGTCCATGTCCAAGCCCTGACGGTGGGCGCGGATTTCAGCAACGCGTTTCGCCGCACGTTCTGCGGGGCTTTCAGCGCGAACTTCCCCACGGACATCTGGGCGGATGTCAGAAGTTGATTTTTTAGGGGTTAACTTAGTAAGTTTGGTTTCATTCTCAGCCATCTGGCTCTCCTATTAGTTAAGCTTACCTTCGCGCTTCAACGCGACCATGTTCTTGGCGTAATCTTCAGGGGACATGCCCATCATTGACGCCATTTCACGCATTTCAGAACTTAGACGCACCACTTGAGACTTGCTTGGCGTACCGGACGCAGTTCGTGTGGTGGGGGCGGCGGCTGGAGCAGTTCGTTTCTGAACCGGAGCAGCGGCGGCAGACAATGCAATGTCTTCACCATCATCAGCCTGTACTGGCGGAGCCTTTCTAAAGCCCAGCTGCTGCTCAATTGCGTCAAAATATGCATCAGAATCAACAATATAGCCGTCCGCCATAGCAATATTGTGGGCGCCAACCATTTTTTGGTACATGCGCTGGTCCGTAATGCATTGAGGATGCGCCCTAATCCATGCGGCGGATCGTGGCGACAGCGTTGAAGCTACTCGTTCAACCGGATCGTTGCTCTGTGGCGCCGCTGGCTGTGGGTTAGCTAAACGCTCCTCAAGAGAAGCTTTGCCATTCTGTAGCTGCAACAACTTTGCAGCATTTAATGACATCGTTTCCTGAATCTGAGCAGCCGCATCGTAGTCACCTGAAGTCATGGCCTCTTTGAAGTTAGACTTTAAGTAATCAGATTCGCGCTTAAGCTTATCAATTGCCCCAGTAATAAGCTGCAGATTGCTGTCTTGTACTTCAGCGGCAGCCTTTGTAGCCGTCTGCTGCGCTTGTTGGGCGCGGCTCTCTGCCTCAAACCGGAGTTTCTTTTCCTCCTCAAG